GTTCAGGTGCTCGTTATGAGCGCATGAATCCTGCATCAGTTCAGGACTAATTACTGTATACTAATGTTGTCCCAGGCTCTGAAACTTTCTCCAGAGCCTGGGCTAACATGAGGGAGAAAAATGTCGCAGCCAGATAATCCAAAACTATTTAACGCTTTGTCTAATCAAGCGATGGCTAAGTATCCTTCACAAAAAACAGCTGGTTTAAGTCCAGCAGCAGGAAAGTGGAGACAAAACGAATACCTTAAACAAGGTGGGGGTTTTGTTCAAGACATTAGTCAAGTCGATCCAAAGAAACGTGACTTTAAACAAGAAGCAATAAAGAAACAAAAAGCTCAAGTTAAATATAAAAAAGAGAAAATTAAAAAATCAGGTTTCGTAGCTTAGAATGAGGGCATTCATGAAGTCAGGAAATAATTAATGGCCGGTGGTATTGATTTTAGTCCTCCGTCGTATAGAGCGGCGTCGAGTGATTTAACAATCTCCATTTCACCTCTAGGTCTTGTAGAACTAGCGGATGAAGAGTTTGAGGTTCATGGACCACGCCTAAACCGCTACTCACTTAACTGGGCAATGTATCTAGGACATCACTGGTCCTACCGCCGTGAAATTGGCGAATCGCAGATGGTATACAACTACTATCGTGCCTTTACAGATTTTATTATTAACTTTACTTTTAGTCGTGGCGTTACTTTCCGTAGTCCTGTGCAGACTGAAGCTATCATTCCAAGCGTGTTAAAGCGTGTGTGGGAAATTGATAACGATAAGCATGGCATTCTATGGGAGATGGGGCAGCAAGGCGGAGTATCTGGCGATTGTTTCGTCAAGGTAGCTTATGAAGAAGGTTATGCCGATTCAACAGGCCGTCCTCATCCGGGCCGAGTGCGTATACTTCCTCTTAACGCCTCTTTTTGTTTCCCAGAGTTCCACCCGCATGACCGCTCACGTTTGATCCGTTTTAAGCTTAAGTACCGTTTCTGGGGTACGTCTGTAGAAGGCACACGCCAGGTCTACACATATACAGAAATCTTGACTGATGACCGCATCGAGGAATACATCAATGACGAACTTATTGACTCACGTCCAAACCCTATTGGTGTTGTCCCTGTCATTCATATTCCTAATGTTCGTGTTTCCGGTTCTCCTTGGGGCCTCAGCGATTGCCACGATGTTATTACGCTTAACCGCAACTACAACGAAGTAGCTACAGATGTAGCAGATATTATTAACTACCACGCTGCCCCAGTTACCGTTATTACCGGTGCCAAGGCAAATGCCCTTGAAAAGGGTCCTAAAAAGGTTTGGGCAGGTCTTCCTAAGGAAGCACAGGTCTTTAACCTAGAAGGTGGCGGACAAGGCTTACAAGGCGCTCTAGAGTACCTTAAGGTGGTCAAGACAGCTATGCACGAGATGGTTGGTGTTCCAGAGACAGCTCTTGGACAAGTACAGCCTATCTCTAACACCTCAGGTGTTGCCTTGGCTATTCAATACCAGCCATTGATGAACCGTTACAATCAAAAGCTTGTACAGTACCAAGAAGGCCTACGCCGTATCAATGAGCTAGTTCTCTTGACCCTTGCGTTTAAAGAGCCAGAAGTCTTTATCTACAACCCTGATGTTAATGGACCAATCAAGCCAGGTCAGCTTACCCAGCTTGATCTTGCTAGCCCATTGACCTATGAGTCAATTGTTCACTTCCCACAACCTCTTCCATTGGATAAGCTCATTATTCTTAATGAAATCCAGCAGAAGATGAACTTAAATCTTGAGAGCCGTGAAGGCGCCCTACGTCAACTTGGCGAAGAATTCCCTAATGAAAAGCTTGAAGAAATTCGTGCAGAACTTATTGCGGATGCTAAGTCTGATGGGGCTCTTGCTCTCATCAAGCAACAGATAAATGCGGCGATCACATCCCTTACTGGTATGATGCCTGATGGAACTCTTCCTCCTGGTGCAGAACCTGGAGATGGAACTGGCCCTGGCCCAATGGGACAACCTGGCGTAGTTACTCCATTTGAAGAAGAAACAATCGCAGAACTTCAACAAGATATGGTTGTAAAAGCTTACGGGGTACGCACACCATCGCAAACCCCAAACACACAAACTGATACACCTAACTCTGAAGAAAATAAGTAGCTTTAACCTGACAAATCACTAATAATTTGTCAGGCTATATACCAAACCAACCCTAAGGTCATCGTGGCACTATATCGGACAACGACCTCTTAACCTAAAGGAATAAGCATGTCAGAAACATCATCAACTGTTGTTGAGAGTGCAGCTGCTCAAGAAGCTTTTGCTTCAGAAGTTGCTCCAGCTCAAACAACAAAGACAGTGGCTGAATCAAATCTAGTAGTTGATTCAAAGTCAGGTTACACAGAAGTAGATTTACAACGAGTCCGTGAGCAGGAAAAATCAAAGCTCTACCCTCAGATTGATTCCCTAAAGGAAGAGATCAATCTACTTAAGAAGGACCGTGAAGCACAGCTTGCAGAAGCTAATCGCATTGCGGCAGAGAAAGAAGAGGAAGCACGTAAGAAGGCTGAATCTGAAATGGACGTTCGTACACTTCTTGAACAAAAAGAACAAGAGTGGAAAAAAGAACTCGAAGAGATCCGTCAAGAGAGTGCTCGTAAAGATGCGCTTCTTGAGCGTGAACGTCAATATGCAGAACTAACCGCTTACCGTAATCGTCGCCTTGCTGAAGAGCAAGAAAATATCATGCCTGAGCTTGTAGATCTAATCTCAGGAAATAGTGCGGACGAGATAGAACAGAGCATTACCGGACTTAGAGAACGTTCGTCTAAGATTCTGGAATCGGCGCAGCAGGCTATGCAGTCGGCCCGTCGTGACATGAAAGGCACAAGTACAACTTTGCCTCCAACAATGGAAAACAATTCGGGTCAACAACAGTTCACAGCGGATCAAATTGCCGCAATGTCGGTTACTGAATACGCAAAATACAGAGATCGTTTGTTCCCAGGAGCAAGCAATCAAAATAAGGGAATCTTCGGGTAAGTAATTACCTTTTAAAACCAACCTAACATATATGAATAAGGAGTAATACCGACATGGCATCAGCCGTTACAGGTACCGGCAATTTAGCCGCAGCACCTACAGCGTATTCTGGTTCTAACAGCCAGCTTACACAAGCAATTCAGACCATCTGGTCTAAGGAAATTCTTTTCCAGTCAATGCCTATTCTTCGCTTTGAACAGTTTGCTGTTAAGAAGACAGAACTTGGCGTCGCACCTGGTCTCCAGATCAACTTCATGCGTTACAACAACCTCGGCTTCGCAGCTCCATTGGTTGAAGGCGTTCGTATGTCAACAAATGCGTTGACAGCACAACAGTTCTCAATCACAGTTGCAGAGCATGGTTATGCAATCGCAGTATCAGAGCTTCTACTTAACGCATCATTCGATGACGTTATGGCATCAGCTTCACGTCTTCTTGGACGTAACATGGCCCTTTACCTTGATGGCCAGGCTCGTGACACACTCATGGCAGCATCTTCTGTCATCTACGGTGAAGATCGTTCAAGCCTCTCAGCAGTTAACAACTGGTACGCATACGGAACAGCAGCTACATCACGTGCTACTCTTACCGGTGCTTCATACCTCTCAACACGTACTGTAAAGGACGCTGTCGAAACATTGGCAACAAAGAACATTCCTCGCCTTGGTGAGACATATGTTGCTTTCGTTCACCCCCACCAGAGCCGTCGTCTTCGTGATCTCCCAGAGTTCATTGAAGTAACAAAGTACGCAGCTCCAGGTAACTTCATGCTCGGTGAAATCGGTCGTTTGTACGACACAGTATTCATCGAAACAACACAGATCTCTAAGGTAGTAGACGGTGGCGGTAGCAACTACACCGCTGATACAGCTGTTGCTCCAGGATCTATCGTTTACCCAACTGGTGGAGGTTACACATCACCTGCAACAGCTGTCGGTAACGCAACAGGTACCTCAGGATCATCTGCTCGTAACGATCGTTACTCAGCAATCTTCATCGGTGACAACGCATTCGGTCACGCTATTTCACTTCCAGTGGAACTCCGTGACGGCGGCATCCTCGACTTCGGTCGTGAGCACGCTCTTGCTTGGTATGCTATCTACGGCCTCGGTCTTATCACCGATCAGTCTGTAGTTATTGCAGAAACCAACTAATTAAATAGGGGGCGGGGTAAAACCCGCCCCC